TTGGGTCTATTACATACCCGAGGTCTACAATGCATATTATTCTTTAGAATTTCATACCCATCTTTAAAGAATTCTTTATTGTCTTCAATATTTTTTACAACAGTACATCCAGCGGCACTTGAATTAATTGAACAAGTTGTCGTGTGGTTAAGTACGTTATAACACGAACACCAAAAATCCGTGGGGTGTGCCTTACAATATTCAGCTGCAGCACTATCATAACTTTGTTTTAACCCAGCTTTGTTACAGTCGCTTTTTTGTGTACCCATTCTAGTCTTCGTATCTGAACTTTTTTCTTTTTCCCCACACCATTGAGCCATTTTAGAACCATTATCATCCAATATCTTACACGTTTCACCTGGGCCAATACCCGCTAATATATTATTATGATCACTACAAAAGTCCTGAATAATACTACTGTAATCGAAATAATCCTCACAGTCATTCGAAACTATCATAGATAGGGCTGCAGACATATATTCTGGATTTGACCTTAGTGTTTCCATATAGTCCTCACCGTGGTCATTCTTGGCCTGTTGCTCGATGGCTTCGCAACTTCCCATTCTATTATACTAATAGAAATTTATCGTCTTTTGAATCTAGTAGGAATAAACGGACCACCACCACCACCACCACCACTACTTACAGCTACGAGTATTAGCATAACACAACAAATTATCATTAATAAACCACCCACACTCCCTGCCCCTATTTGTTGTTTTCTATTCGTTTTCAAACCCTCTAAACTGTTTGGGATGTACAACCCAGGGTTACTTGTAAAATCGCTCAGGGACACGACTTCTTCTTCGTCACCACCACCACCACCACTATCACCCCCACCGCCACCACCTCCGCCACCTCCACCTCCACCTCCACCTCCACCTCCACTATCACCTCCACCTCCACCTCCACTGCTATTATCAGCTGAAGTTGAACAATTCATATCTTGTTCAATGCTAACTTTAGCACCTCCAGTAATATCACCGTATAGTGCTAAATCTTGTGTACATACTGTAATTGCTTGCGAACATACATCAGGATCCTGATTGGGTAGGTATTGCCCAGAACGACTACATATATTGGGCATAAAGCATTTCGGTGTAAAAGTTTTTACACTAAATTCAGATATCGCAGCTGCGGGAAACTTTTCAAATTCTGCCTTGACTTCACGACACCCCGGAAGATCGGGGTAGTCATCTATACACCCCGCTGTACCAAAATCAGCGACATTTATACACCCACATCGTTCATCTTGGCGGTTGTTAGCACACCATTGAATTCCTCGCGCTTTTTTTGTGGCTGCTTCTGTAATTGTATCATAACATGTTCTACCGTCGGTATGAATTGTTTTCGCTAGATTACCAATTATTGAACAGAACCCTTCGCTATTATTTCCCAGAGGTGTACTAGCACCAAATACAAGTTGCTTCCATTGAGTTGTATCACCAAATCCAGAGTTCATAGCATCTGAATTTTCTGATATAGCTACAAGCTTAGCACTGTCAATATAGCTGAAGTTACACTTCAGGACTGCTTCAGCATTATTAAATGTGGTAGATTTACCCAAATAATCTGAATTATGGTTATCACCATTTCTACCACCACCTACCCATTGAGCACTATCCGCACCAGCTAGAGTACATGGATTTGACCCACGTTGACCAACGTCATGACTTACATAAGGCGTTAACGGTGTTTGGCACCAATGTCTACGCCTCCCGCGTCGCCCTTTTCGATGCCTAGAGATCGTACCCGGCAGGTCGCCACATCCACCGGGGTCCGGGTGGTTGTCGCGATTATCATTCCAGTGCTGCCAGTAGGCCTGATTAAATGTAACTGGCATCTTAAAAAGAACAAATATTTTTTTTCTGAATGATGATAAGTATGTACGTGCTGCTGATTACATTACTGATATGCCTTCTATTTTTTTTATACCAGGGTTCTCGTAAAATAGACATCGTCAAGAAGAGTGTCCTTTCACCTGATGAATGCCAGCAGCTCATTGAAATCACGGAAACACTTCAATTTGAAACAAAACCCGACGGGGTTGACAATGAACCCGAATACCAGATTGACATTTTGGATGGTACAGTGAAAAACGAAAAACTATGGGAAATTTGTAAACGGATATACGATACCAAAATGCCAAAAATTGATAAAAAATTAGACTATGTATTCTTAAAACGATATAGACCAAATGAGCGTACACATATCCCATTACATTATGACGATAATCATACGACTATGAGCTTTCTACTGTCTAAACCACAAGACTTCACGGGGGGGGAACTTTACGTCTTTTCACTCGAAGAGAGTAAACAACTTGATATTCTAGATCAAAAGAGAGCGATGACAATAGAGGACCGAAACATTCTCATCGAAAACTACACAAATTTACCTATATTGAAATACAACCATGGAGATATGGTAAAGTATACCGGTGGTACACGTATGCACGGAACATTACCTATCACTTCAGGTGAAAGATATGTACTGACCTATTTTTTCAATTAGGTTTATTTAATAAACTTCATAACAGCATCTAATTCAGCCTGACTCATTTCTCCGGTATCAATTTGTTTTTTTAGATTTTCTGTTTCTTCTTCTGATGTATATTTTTCATACGTCTTCTTAAACATCCACACGCTGACTATGAGTATAGCAATAAGTAGAATACTTTTATTAGTGTTCAATTTCATTTGAAATATATATATATTTTTTTTCTCGGGTGATTATAAAAACCATGGGAGGTGGTGGCAGTCAAACGATTAATCAGACATTTAACATGGATGTTGTGAATGAGAATCTCTTCAAGTCAATTACGACTAATCAACAGTCTCTTTCTTCTGCTATGAGCAATATACAGAAGATTAAGGTTAAGGTTGATGGTATGGGTCCAGAGTGTGATATTAAAATAGGACAGAAGATCGATGCGACCTCACAGTCGAGTGCAACAATGTCACCAACAACTATAACTAGCGCGAAGGATTCGGTTCAGTCTGATTTATCTGCATCCGCCTCCGCTGCGATGGCAAAGGTTACAGAGGCGGGGAACCTGCAATTTGGTGATAAACAAAATATGAACCAAGAGGTTAATATGGCAGTTACAAACGTTATTGATAAAGTTTTTGAAACGAATAACTTAACTGAAGTAATTGCTGAAATGATTAACTTACAAGAAGGTGATTTGGAAGTCAGGAATTGTAATGGTAAAATTGATTTTACACAGGATGTTGTTGCCAATTTGATGGCTGAAGCGATTACGAATTCTTTAACGAGTGCTATTTCAGAAAATGCAACTCTCAACTCTTTACATGCGACTACCTCAGGTGATCAGTCATCTGAGAACAAGGGTATTGCTGACATCGTTGATTCTTTATTGGGTCCTATGAAATATGCCGTGATCGCATCAGTTATATGCTGCTGCTTGATTATTCTTCTCGTCGCTGCTGTAGCTCTTTCCCCCGCTGGTCAAAAGGCTGCAGGTAATATGGGTTCCGCAGGTGCCGCGCGTATGAAGAAATTCTAAAAACCATCTATAATAAATAGTTCAATACTTATACATATATTCCAAATATGTATACGTAGTTAAAGGTATATTTAAAGATTTATATAATGATTCTAAGTATCGACGTGGGTATAAGGAACTTAGCTCTATGTCTCCTCGATGAGGACCATAATAACCTCGTTATGGAATGGGACGTGGATGGAATTCCACCTCAACACACTGACGGTATTTACAAGTCCATGAGGGATCACTTAGATGCTCGACCCTGGGTACTCACAGCTAAAACTATTCTCATTGAGGAGCAACCCTCCTTTAATAAGAAAATGGTTTCGGTCATGCACTTCCTCCATGCGTACTTCATCATCAAGTGTCCAGAGGCTGAGACTATCATTTATCACGCCTCTAACAAGATTCCAGATATTTCCGGTCCCGGGAAGGCACAATACAATAAGAGGAAGAAGGCATCCATCGAGAGATGTGAAGCCTTTATCCGTAGTAATGATGTGAATGCACACTGGGTAGATACATTCGTCAAGTCTAAAAAGAAAGATGACTTGGCGGACACGGTGATGCAGGCACTGTCTTTCGTGAATAGAAAGGAAGTTACTCCAGCTTCCAAAAAGAAGAAGACTACCAAGGTAGTTGCTCGAAAACCCAACGAGAATCAAAAGAGGACAAAGTATTCTAAATCAAATTTGGTTTGGATTTATTTGAACAAAGTGGAATGTGAAGTTCTTGAAAACAATAAAAGATTTATGAAAGATTTAAAGAGGTACTATCGGGACCTAAGTGAGTTGATTAAAGATTTGAAGTGAGTAAAATATATACAATGAGTCTCACCATCCGTATGTGTGCCGTGAACAAGCCCAACTTGGACAAGCTCATCAAGAGTAACAAGCGTCTCAAGTCGGCGTTTCACACTCAGAAACCCCTAAGGAATACCCATCGTATAGCCCTCGATGAATTGGATACATTCTTGGAACTGGTGGATGATGCTATAGATGCCATGGACGAGACACAAAAGAAGTTGAATAAGCTCTATGATTTTTGTGGAGAGGTTCCTTTCGATGATGAGTGTAACTATTAAAGATTTGAACGGATACTCATCCATAATGGAAAATGTTCTCGATCATGGGTTCGTTAGGCTCGTGGATCACATGCCTCAAAAAGATTTGGATTCGTCCATCGTCCAATCAGCGCGGGTATCCTATGGTGACGGTACCAAAACTTCACGCGGAGACCGTGGTCTCATCCGATATCTCCTACGACACTGGCACACAACCCCATTTGAAATGGTCGACTTCAAGTTTCATATCAAAATGCCCATCTATATCGCAAGACAGCACATGCGTCACCGCACTGCCAGTATAAATGAACTCTCTGCGAGGTACTCAGTGGTGCCTAAGGAGTATTACGATCCCGATACCCTCCGTGGACAATCTGAAGTGAATCACCAGGGGTCGGAGGGTACTATCGAACTCAAGGACAATCTTGATGACAAGGTGTCCCAACAATTGAGTCAATCATTTGACGTCTATGAAGAA